AATTAATACTATTTTTAATTAGACTTCCCCTCAATGTTTTCAATTATCAACATTTTAACATTTTTCAACCTTTTGATTATTATAGCTTTACATAATTGTTGATATATTTCTTTCTTTTTATATGGAATTTGTTTTAATTCATTTTCCAAAATTTCTATTCCATTCTCTATTTTTTCTATTTGTGAAACAATTTGTTTTTGAGTTTCAAGAGGAGGAAGAGGAATTTTAATATTTTTCAAAGTTGGTAAATTTATATGTTGAACTCAAGAATTATTAGTTAATCAACATCAAAATGTAATCATAGTATCAGGTGATGAAGATCTACGTCAGTTAGTTAGATATTATCCACATGATAATAGTTTAGATAAAATATCTCATGTCACTGTTTTTAATCCTTTTATGCAAGGAAAAAATGCAAGTCGTAAGCTTTATGTTACTGAGCGCTTTCAAACATGGATAACTCAAATTGAAGTAGTTGATATTTTTAATATGAGAGGCTCAATAAATGTTGATAAAGAAGATTTCAAAAAGATTATAAATGGTGAAAAAACCAAAATGGAAGTTGTTGATGGTGATATGATAGCTCTTAGAAAATTGTTTTGTGGAGATGATGGTGATAATGTGCCTTCTATGTATACATGGTTAAATGACAAAGGAGTTGAAACCCGTATAACAAATTCTAAATTTGAAAAGATATATGAGTATCTTGATAAAAATGTTACAAATAAAGTGTCATCACATTTTGATACAATTGATTTGATTGATGGTAGTAATGCGCATAAAGTATTAGAAGCAATTGAACTTGTAACTAAACAAACACCACCATTTAATATAAGAACTCGAATTGAAAGACAAATGAAACTTGTAGTGTTAAATACATTATTATTTCCTTCTTCAATAATAGAAAAATTTCATGAAATTAAAACTATTGAGCTTCAGAAGCCTAGAATAAACTACGCAAATCTAAATATGAAAGATTTGCTTGAAGGAACCCGTTATGTAAAAGATAAAGGAAGAGAAAATGAAGCAAGCATATTTAAAGAAATAGATCGAATTAAAGGAACGGCATTATTTTAATTATGGAATTATTTGATTTTATAAAAGTATTATTTACGGATCCAGGAGAATATTCCAAGGTTCCTGCAGGTGAGAAGAGAAAACAATTCTTTATGATACAAAGAAGAATGGCAATAAATTTTCCTCTTCAAGCTAGTGTTTTACAACAAAACAAGATAAATCAATCTGCAGTTGTAGACTTTTGGCAAAGATTTGTACGAAAACAATATAAATATGTGCCTGGGTGGATGTATACTAAGGGTGTTAAAAAGGCTCAGGAATTTAAAGAAAAAAAGACAAGTGTAAGTGAAAGTTTAATTACAGAATATTCAAGATATTTTAAAATAGATAGAAAATCAATTGTAGATGCATTGGAATTTTATCCTGACCAAATGATAAAACAATTAAAAGATTTTGAAAAAATTATAAATCAAAAATAACATGAAAACATTAAAAACAATCTTGATCGCTTTTACATTTCCCATATGGGCTGTTCCTTTTGCGATTTATTTTTCAATCCGTATGGCGTATGAAATTACTCATGATTTTTTATATGATCATTATACAACTTAAAAATGTACGAAGGAGAATTCATAGAATGGCTTAGATTGTATTGTACTACAACTTTACAACAAAGAAATGGATTGTGGGATATGTTTTGGTGCATGACAGAAGACGTACATCCTTGGGATAATACTCCTCGTCATTTTTATACTACAGATGAAATATACAATAATTGGAGGCAAGAAGTTTTTAAAAAACAAAATAGTGATGAAAGAACCAAGAGTTAAAGAACTTATTAAGAATTATCAAGATGGCAATCTAAAACAGGTGTTGGAATATTTAACACAGCCTGATATGGTGGTTGACCCTAATACTTGGTGCGGTAAAGTATTGCAGCTAATAAATGCTGAACAATATTTTACAGCTAAAACATTAATTGAAACAGTAGCTTATAAATTTATAAACTTAAAATAATAATATAGATATGAAAAATTTGAAAAACTCACCAGAAAACGTAGAAGAAATTAATTATAACATACGAGATCTAGAAATTACAGATATTGTACCGAACATTATAGATAATTTTATGGTAACAATACTTGATGGGCATCACACACTTTTATTACCCTCAACAACAACAGGATTACAATTGAATGCTTGGTCAAGAGAAAAAGGTGGAGTTTTTTCAAAAGACGTGTTAAAACATTCATTAGGACAAAAATGTGGACAGTATGTCCTAATCGGTGGTAATGACCTTAATTGTATTGCAAGATTAATCACTGAAGAAGAACTCTTTTCGTTTGAAACTCTTAAATTGGTTGATGGAAAAATAAAAGATATTCCTTATATGATATTAAGAAATCTTAAAGAAGGCGATACATTAATAAACACTAAGAAAATTTCTGTAGAAAAAGATTTTTATAGTGAAGTAGATTCTATCATATTATCTGCGCCTAAAGTTATTTCTCATGATGAAGATCCAGATTATCATGTTGGTAGTGTTTCACTTTTTAATGAATAAAATATGACAACTACAGTAACCGCGTTTAACAAAGCATTAGAATTTATTAAGAAAGATAACTTAAACGAATTTGTTGAATGGTTAAAAAATGAAACAGATTTTTTCACTGCTCCAGCATCTACACAATTTCATGGAAATTATGAAGGAGGATTAGTGGATCATTCGATGATAGTAACAAGATTTGCACTTCATAATTTTAATTTTGTTGTTAAAGAAAATCCAGATCTTGAATACTTAAGAGAATCAGTTGTATTTTGTGGATTATTTCATGATGTCTGCAAAACAAACATATATGTAAAACAACAAAAATGGACTAAAGACGAAAATAACAAATGGAAAGAATATTCTGGTTATTCTGTTGAAGATAAATTTCCATATGGACATGGTGAAAAGAGTGTTCTTTTAATCTCCAGATTTATAAAACTTACAGATCCAGAAGCAATGGCAATTAGATGGCATATGGGTGCTTCTGAACCAAGTGTAAGTATACCTAATAATGCACACTATTACGCTTTTAATCAAGCAATAGATCATCCTTTGGTTAGACTTATACATTGTGCAGATATGCTTGCAATGACAGTAGAAGAAAAACGTGACTTAAAAAATAGCTAACTAATTAAATATAAAATCCCTAAAGAATCTTTAGGGATTTTTAGTTTGAATATATAAATAAATTTAAATTAGTAAAACTAAAATAATTTATAATTATGTTAGACTTAACTCAATACAAATTTAATCTTGAAAAATCTCCTACAGATCCTCGAGACTTTATGTTGGAATCTGTATATCCTGAAGCGGTTGAACTTCCTACAAAATGGGATTTAAGAAAAGATATGAGATCTGTAAGAGATCAAGGAGCACAAGGAACTTGTTCAGCACAAACCGCATCAGCCTTTAAAGAGTGGCAAGAATATGTAGATGTAGGATTTAAAGAATGGATGTCTCCTCAATTTGTTTATAATTTAAGACCAAATATACCTTCCGAAGGAATGTTTCCAAGAGACACAATGGAAATTCTTTATAAAATAGGAATTGTTCCTGAAAAAGATTATCCTTATGGTTCAAACACACACGTTACTGATGAACTTTATAAAATAGCTGCAAAATATAAAATAGAAGGTTATGCTGCAGTAAATACAGTCGATTCATTAAAGAAGGCTTTATTTATGAATGGACCTTGTTATATTGCATTTCCTGTTTATAATCCACAAAAAATGGAATTTTGGAAACCAGATTTTACTGGTCAACAAATGTTAGGTGGTCATGCAGTAACAGTTGTCGGATATCTTAAAGATAGCTTTATAATTAGAAACTCATGGAGTTCTGAATGGGGTGATCAAGGTTACACCTATTATCCATTTATACAATTTGGCATGCACTGGGAAATTTGGACAGCGATTGATGCTGATTCAAATCCAGAAAATTTAGCTAAAAAATCTGCACAATACAAGCGTAAAAGAACACGAAAAATTAAAAAGTAACATAATGTAAAATAATGACAAAAATCGTGAGAGAACATATAAATGAGAGCTTAAAGGAAGAACTTATTCATGAATTGATGCGGGTGAATATGAATCATACATCTGAATATAAAGAATATCTTGAAAATTTATCTGAAGAAGCATTAGATGAAATGATGGGACTTTATTATTTATACGATGTTAGTAGAAAAAAACATTAATGAAATTAGTTAAAGAACATATAAATGAGAAATTTAAAGAAGATTCCGATCCCATAAAAGATATGGGTATCGGGCCTCAACAACTTATTATTAATGCAGCAAAAAAATTATATCTTTACAGTTTAGAAGGAGTAAATGAATTTATTATAGATGAGATTACTCTTTATTGTGTAGGCATATTGATTAAAACAAATTATCCTAATTGGAAACAGGCTAATTTTAAAAAATATTTTGCAGAAGCATTTAAACATATAGGACTAGACAAATTTTTACAAAAAGAAATAAAACCACATTATCATACATATCATATTGATTTTGGCGTAGATTTTAAAGATAAATATGATTTTTTATTTAAAGAAGACATTATTATAAACCATACTAATTACAAATGAATCCACAACAACATTTTTTTCAATCGTTCTTTGGTCCTCAACAACAGCAAATTCAACGACAAGTTCCTGAATATATAATTCATAATGAGACTATTTTAGAAATTATGAACAACTGGAATGATTCTCAAAATTTGATGAATAAATATAAAGAAGGAAAAGTAAAACAAGTAGATCAAATGCAACAAACTTGGTTAAATTTTTTGTTACCAAGAAGTATAGATATAACAATTTTTAAAAATGAGCAGGAATTTTTTGATAAGTATTGGATAATTCCTAATAATTAAATGATGATTATGAAAACAAAAAGCTTATTTGTGCCCGTAAAAAAGATTCTAAAGATCGTTAATTCATGCCAAGATGAACAACAAATTGAAAATTGTAAAATTTTAATACGCAAATATATTAAATCTGCTAAGAAAAATGGTTTAGCTAATGTAGATGATCTAACTATAAGATTAAACGAAGAACTTATTCAAAGACAAGAAGCCCTTTATTTGGTAAAAATATTTAATAGAAACGTTTAAGTGAATAAAATTGTATATTTTTTAAAACTTTTTGCAATAAGTATGGTATAAATTCAAATTGACACAGATATATACTAAAAATAGAAATATTAAGAGATGATATTAACCCATACATATTTTTCTTTTTTACAACAACTCCCACAATTCAGTGAGCAGCTACCGTTATGTTATATGATAAAAGCGGAGGGCCCGAGTTAGGTATGGAATAATATCATTTATTATATACTCCTTTCAAGAACCCTCTGCCAAAACAGAGGGTTTTTTATTTTGAGAGTGTTCTTTGAAATTTTTTATTAAAATATTTTTATTTGTCAAGATTTTTTGTTATATTTGTACATATAATATAAAAATAAAAGTTATGGCAAGTAGTATTAAAGGCACAACGGAAGAATCTTTAACAGATGTTGTTGATAATGTAAAAGATGTATTTAAATTCTGTGAAGAAAGTGGATTAACCATCGAAGTTATTGCAACAGCATTAATAATTCTTAAAGAGAATCCTAAGTACCAAATAGAGTACGCACTCCATGCAGCAATGCAGGATTGGGACATATAAAAATATTTTGAAAAAAATTACATAAAAATTTTTTAGATTCAAATATTTTGTTTATATTTGCAATCTAAGTTCTTTGACATTTTGGCCACTTGGTCGCTAAGCTCAATGGATGGGTGTCGGTCTGCAAAACCGAAGTAGAGGGTTCGATTCCCTCAGCGATCTCATATGGGGGATAAGTTTAAAAGCTAATCATGCACTTTTCGGCTTTCTCAGTAATGTAGTGATGAATGAGTGTTACATCGCAAGGTAAAACGTTAATTTTGAATATTAAAGTATGAGGTTCAACTCCTCGATCCCCCACTCATGAGTGTAGATAAACCAGCTTCCGTGCACGCTGACTGACCGGAATAATTAAGGCAATGTAGTATTGCGTATCATTGATCTAACTGGAGTCTATACTTTTATACTGTTACAAAACTCGATAAGCTCAGCTGTGGTACATCAACGATCCGTTACACATACGGTGGTAGTGCAAAATGCCAGACCGGCACACTTCGATGGGAAAAAGGGTTTGTAGTACCTGCAGAAAAGATGATGTAATCAGAAACCCTGCGTAACAGTATTTATTGTCTATTAGTGTAAAGGAAAACACAGCTGTCTCTGACACAGTTAATCCAGGTTCGAGTCCGGGATAGACAACAATTTTGCCCTATAGCGTAATTGGTCATCGCGCCAGCCTTTGAAGCTGGGTCTATTCAGGTTCGATCCCTGATAGGGCAACTTATAATTGTCGACAAATGGAGAGCTGGTGTGCAGTAGCACTTAAATCGGATACAAATCACGAAGCCAGCGTTATGGAGTCGTAGCTGAGTTGGTTCTAGCGCTGGATTGAAGATCCAGAGCAGGTGGGTTCGAGACCCACAGGCTCCACGTTAGAGTTTTTAAAAGTTTTTTCTGTACCCTGACTGAAAAAAGCATACAACGAGTAGTACTGCAGATGGTTATACTACCCTGGTCTGGAGCCAGGGGTCCGTCGGTTCGAATCCGGCCTACTCGACAAAATTGCCCAAGTAGAGGAACTGGCAAACTCGTCAGTCTTAGGAACTGATATCGTATTGATATTGTGGGTTCGACTCCCACCTTGGGCACAAGTAGTAGTGATGGCAAGCGTTACATCGCGTGTAATGGTTACACAAAACTCTGCAAAAGTTTGTTTACGGTTCAAATCCGTCTTAAGCGCTACCGTTTTTCTCTACTTAAATGACGCGTTCGTCTAGCTGGTCAGGACATTGGGTTTTCATCCCAAAAATCAAGGATTCGAATTCCTTACGCGTTACAAAGCAGACTAATATGATAGTAACTGCATGGGTGCGCACCCTACTATCACGATGCTCAGGTGTTGGAATTGGTAGACAACCGGGACTTAAAATCCCGTGGTCCGTAGGGCCGTGAGGGTTCGACCCCCTTCCTGAGTACAAATGGTCCAGTGGCGTATGTAGCCGCGCGAAGTGAATGTTGGTGCACACACATTCAACGTCTCCCTAAAGGAGGAGCAGGTACTAAGAACCCTGCCTGGACCACATGCTCTTGTGGCGCAACTGGAAAGACGCAGTAGTCTAAGAAACTATCCTTAAATGGATGTCGGTTCGAGTCCAACCAAGAGCACAAAGATATACGGGGTGTATATCAGTTGGTTTAGATTTCCGCATTTGGGATGCGGCGGCCGTCCGTTCGAGTCGGACCACCCCGACCAAGAAAATACGCAAGTTCAAAAACTTTTTACTTGTTTATGTATATAAAATAAAAAGAATTATGAAAGTTTGTGAAAATTGTGGTATTGAGCATGAAGGCATATTTGGTTCAGGAAGATTTTGTTGTAAGAAATGCGCAAGAGGTTTTAGTACAAAAGCAAAACGTTCTTTGATAAATAAAACTGTAAGTCAAAAACTTAAAGGTAGAACTTGTTGGAACAGAGGAGAATTATTTGAGTCTAAGCGTCTTTTTGTTGAATATATTACAAAAATTTGTTTAGAATGTAAAAAACAATATAAAACTAGAATTAAAAGTCAAATATATTGTTCTCAAGAATGTGCAAGAAAAAATAATGGTTGTAATGAACATGCAAAAAAAAGTATTTCCAATAAAGTGCAAGAAAGATTAAAAAATGGAACTTTTTCCGGTTGGAAATCTCGAAAAAATAAAGAACCCTCATATCCAGAAAAATATTTTATTTCTTTATTTCAAAATGAAAATATTGTAGGGTGGAAAAGAGATTACAAAGTTGGAAGATGGTTTATAGATTTTGCATTTGTAGATAAAAAACTTGCGCTGGAAATAGATGGTAAACAACACGAAGAACGAAAAGAAAAAGATAAAATTAAAGATAATTTTTTAGAAAAACACAATTGGAAAGTATATAGAATAAAATGGTACAACCCAATAAATGAAAATAATAAAGAAAAATTATATAAACAAATAGAAGAATTGAAAACAATTCTTAACGACAAACTCTAACATATTGTTAGAGCGAATTAAAATAAATTAATAATAAAATGAGTGAAAAAAAGAATGAAGGAACTGTAAAGTTCTTTAACGGAACTAAAGGTTTCGGATTTATCAAAGACAACAATTCAACAAAAGAGTATTTTGTGCACGTAACAGGTTGCGTAGATACTATTAACGAAAACGACAATGTCGAATTCGATTTGAAAGAAGGGCCAAAAGGTTTGAATGCAATTAATGTTAAATTAATATAATTCATTTGATAATGACAGGCTGGAAAGACAGCCAAACAGGGGTAGTCGCATAGCGGCAATTGCATCAGACTGTAAATCTGACGTCTGAAGACTTCGAAGGTTCGAGTCCTTCCTACCCCACAATTTGAACTTACATAGACTGTATATTTTTTCATAGTCTCTATGAATATATAAAATAAAACTATGATATATATTTGTGAAAATTGTAATTTTGAACATGATGGATCTTATGGTTCAGGTAGATTTTGTTCTAAAAAATGTGCAAAAGGATTTAGTACAAAAGAAAAACGTATTTTGATAAATAAAAAAGTAAGCAAAACTTTAAAAGAAAAGCCTAAATTAGAGGCGCCTATATTTGAATATATTTGTGAGAAATGTAGAAATACTTTTTTTAGTACTAAAATTAGAGATAATCATAAAAAACACTGTAATAATTGTAAAAGAACAGTAGTTCATTTTAAATCAAAAGAAGAACTAAATACAATTTTAGATCTAGCAAAAACTACAGTTGTTAAAATTTTACATAGAGCTAAGCGAAAATGTGAAATATGTGGGTGGGATAAAGCTTCATTAGATATTCACCACATTGATGGGAAAAAAATAAAACATCCCAACGCGTTAAAAAATTTGGTTATTTTATGTCCTAATTGTCATAGATTAGTGGGTGCAAATAAAATATCCAAAGAAGAATTAAAAAAAATTAGTATGGATAAAACATTTTCAAATTGGTTTGAATTTTATCATCCATCAAATTAATTAACAGCTTGGGGGTTCGAGTCCCTCCGGCAGCACAAAATAAAATAAATTATGGATAAAGATAAAATATACATTGAATGCGAATGTGGAACTCATTTACTGCAAGTTACCAACAATGTTGAATATTTTGATGATACACATTCAAAGACTACAAGAGTTCGTCAAGAATTTTGGTTAGCAATGTTTTCTTATAATGGTTCTGATGAAAATCCGAGTTTTTGGAGAAAATTAAAAATAGCGTGGATTTATATAAAAACAGGAAAAATGCATGATGATCAATTGATACTTCATCCTGATGAAGCTCAGAAACTTGCAGATTTCTTAAATGAAAATATAGTTCCTACAGAAAAAGGATAAACATTATCTTTGTATTATATAAAAAGTGTATATTCAGAGATAATAATTGTCTAAATATTTTTTTATATCAAGTATTTTTATTATATTTGTACTAAGTTCTTTGAAAATATAAACTACTTGCTGAAGACAAATAGTAACGAAAGTTTAAAGGCTGTGGTGGGTCCTAGAATCCAAAACCCGCCAGTTACAGTCCTGCCAAGAGGATGATATTTGTTGTAAGATATATCTGTATGGTTTAACTCCGTCATATTTGAAGCATAAGTTTAGTTCTTGTATATTCCGCTTGGAAACGGACAAGTAGTTTTTTATGGCGCTGTCGTCTAATTGGTATAGGACACAAGACCTTCAATCTTGGTAATGCGGATTCGACTTCCGTCGGCGCTACATATAAATTTTAACTAAAACGTTAATAGATATATAATTACAACTAAAATAATGTACTCAATATGAAAAAGTTAATTTACATTTTTGTTATTGTTATAACTCTTGCCCTTGCATCATGCAGAACTAAGAAAGCTCCTGCTCCTGAGCAAGCTGCTGATTCAACAGCGGTTGAATTGGTTGACAGTGTAGCTGTACAATAATAAGTAAAGCATACGGCATCTCCGTCCAAGAGAAACAAGACGCCTCATCATAATAGTGATCATAAAGGATGAGTGACTGGTGGAAATCCAGGAGACGCCATG